GCTTGGCAGTGTTGAAGCCTCAACGTAAGTAGTCCCCTCAACCTGGTTATACCAGTCCGAGAAGTTCGCCCCCGTCATAGACGCAACATCTGCCGCACGAGTCAGCGCAGTGGTCGTGGTGGGGATGACGCTGGTGGCAAATGCGCCTAGTTCCAACTGGGGCAGGCCGATGCGGAGGGTAAAGTCATAAGCGCCTGTGCCAGCAATAACAATAGCCAGTTGTTCAAACGCTGTCAGAGCATCGTTGTTAGTGCGAGTGCATGAGATGCGCTGGGTAATTAACGGCGCATTAGAAACGCCCAGAAGACTCACATCCGTAACTGCCAAACTTGATCCGGTTGAGCTCGCTTCGTACACGGCATGATTAACGGCGGCGCTTGAGAAAGAACCACTGATTAATCTGTAATACGCAGATCCAGTCCATGTTTGACCGTTTGACGCACTAGCAGGCATTAAACCGTCAATGAAGAATGAGGTGCCTTCGTTGTTTGCGCGTGTAAAACGCACATCAATGTAGTTGATGCCTGCCTCTGTTCCAACTCCCACTACCGCCGTTGCTGCTGTGCCAGCAACAAACCGAACCCAGTTAGTCGGCAACGTCCCCGGCGTCCCAACAATTGCCCCCTGCATTGTATTGTTACGAATGCTGTTGGTACGCTGCTCCTCAATCAACAGCCCACGAGCAGCCAGCGTTACGGGGTCGTAGTCGAACCGCGCAACGTCGTTTGCCGCAGTGCTCAGAACTCCAGCGCTGTTGAAGTACGTCGCGCTGCTTGCCCGCGTGAACGTAATGCGCGGATCAAGCGCATTCACTTCAGTGAAATTCAGCTTTAACGATGCGTAAGGTGGCGCATTCAGAACAGACGGAATACCGCCAAGCCCCAGCCCAACGGCGTTTCTGAGAGCGACGCCCCAGCTCATCGGATATTGATCGGTTTGGCGTACAAAATGCCGCCAGAAGAAACCTGTACAGCGCTTACAGACCAAGGGCCGCCAGTGCCGTTTACGCCAGATGCAGGATTAGGCACGTTGAACGGAACCGGGGTGCCAGCAGGAATAGGCGTATCAGCCGTCGTAGCAGTCACACCCTCACCGACGCGAATGTAAGCATCAGTCGTACACCAGACCAGTACCCCTTGTGGGCCAGCAGGCCAAGTGGTCGTCGTGCCAGCAGTGCCCGTATACGCTACGCTTTTGGCGCCAAACGACGCATCCATGCAAGGTCGCAGAAGTTCCATTTTTTACCTCACGCCAAAAAGCGTAATTTATAGAGAGTTGACAGATACAGCGCAAGAATCTCGTCAATGATATTGTGCAACGGAGTGCAGTCCTTATCCACAATTTTGTAGCGTTCTTCTTCAATTTCTTCCATCTGGTCTTGAAGAAACTCAACAATGTTGGTCGTTTTCTTCGCAGACATCAACGCAACAGGCCCCATCAGGCCATGCTTTCCTTGGTACGCCTCGGCAAAGCTATCGGCTAGATCCACAATCCCCTCATAGAACCCCTGCAATGCCGAATGCTTGGCAAAGCTGCGAGTGTTCAAATGAACCGAATGGGCTACGTCACGGGCTAAGAACAACATCCCCACAAAGTCTGACGCCTTCATTGTTGCATTTCTCCTTGTTCTTCAATCTCGCCACGAGGCGCAGAGCCCATTTGAGGCATGCCTCCAACCAAGTCGCCAGTATCTAATGCCGCCGCAATCGTACCCATCACAATGTCCTGAATCTGCTCAGGAGACATCCCAGCCTGCACAGCACTGATACGCTGTGTCTCTGCTTGATACGCCTTTACCTGCGAATCAAACTCCTTGATTGCAATGTCACGAGCTTCCATCGACTGCTGAACATTCTTCAGCATCTGGTGCATCTGCTCCATCTCCTGACCCATCGCCTGAATCTGCTGCTCGGCCGCTTGCAGCTCTGGCGTCTTGTCATCGTCGGATAACAGCTTCGGATCAATCGTCTTGGCAAACCGCTTTGCCATCTCTTGTGCGCCAGGCCAGTCCATGTTCTTTACAAACAAATCACCAGCAACCGCCCACAATTGCGGATTACCTTGCAACAACTGACTCATCGCATCCAAAGACTCTTGGCGCTTGGTCATGTAGTTCGGGCCAGTCGTCACGCAAACATCGTATTTGCCAACGCTCAGGTTGTAGATCTTATCAATCACAATCCCTGCCTGATCAACAATCTTCTTCACAGGCTCTTGCTGCGTCGGATCAACCTTCGCCATCTTGGTTTCGCCATCCAAGCCAATGATCCGCGCAATCCGCTGCGTGTCATAGATCTTTGGTGCAGCATCAATGATCTGCCGACCAATGTGCCGCACAGCACGGGCCAGATTGTCTACGTAGTGATACGTCCCCGTGTCGCCCTGCTTCTCACGCGCAAGAATCGCCTTGCCCGATCGCTCATTACTGGTCGCACCAAGGCTTGAATCATACTGACCCGTCGTGCTCTTGATGTCGTCCGAAGCCCCCATTTTGGCTTGAATAAGGCCTGTCTGGGCCATTGGAGGCAAGGCACGTTGAGGTAGTGGCAAGACGGCACCCTGCCCATCCGTAACGTCAGGATTGACCTCAAGATACGGCCAGTTTTGCGTGTTTGCCGTCTTCCATTGATGCTCGTAACCCTCAAACTGCCCACCATAGCCAATGAACGGGGCTTTTGGCGCCAAGGCCAGCATCTCCGCCTCTTGGCTAACCCAATAGTTATACATGCGCTGGGCGTCCTTGGCGTTGCGCACAAGGCCAGACACATAGATTCGGCCATCAACCTCAAACTCGTTCCCAACCACCCGAACCACCGGGATATATTTGCCAACCCAGTCGCGCTCTTCAAGAATCTCATAGCCGTTGATCTTGCACCATTTGACCTTCTGCACATCCGCCTGACGAGTGCGCACAGGCTTCATGCCCATCAACTTCATCTGCTTGTCTTCAGGCGTACCATCAAACACAGATACATTGCCAGGATACAAGTTCAGCGTCTTGCGGTCGTAATCAATGTAAAAATACTCCGCAATCCTGACCGTGTCTTCATTGATCCACTGAGACAACGACTGATCACCCACTCCCAACGTCTGCAACGTCGAAACCGGATTGGCGTCCGGGAACATCCGCTCGTAATCAGCCTTCAAAATGTCTTCAGTAATGAAACACCACTTTGCATCCGAACCGCACGGATCCTGAATCGTCGGATCCATGTACACCGAGAACGAGTTCCGCACCCGGCCAATCTTGATGTCCTGATCAAACGAGTTATCGTCGCAGTACTCGGTCAAGATCCGAATGTACCCCTCACCATACGCAACCTGGTTCTCGCACGCCGTGTCATACGCTACATCCGCATCCGAGATGTATTCAATATGGCGCATCAGCCCGTCAAAAATGTCCGCAACCTCGACATCCGCCTTGTCATCAACCGGAATAACCTTGATCGCAGGCCGATTCTGACGCTGGTCATTTGTCACCTGACGCACATGCTGCGGCAGCTTATTGATGGTCAAACAGGGCCGCGCATTGATCGTCTGCCCCTGCACCGCCCCACGAGTCGCCAATACATCCGCAGGCCACTGCCAATGGTTATCAGGCGAACCAGCAAAGAATTTGAGATCGTCAATCTCGTCCTCGCGGCTCTCCGAATACGCCGCAATAGCCATGTTCAAACGAGCCCGCGCCGTTGAAAGGATGTCCTGATCCTTTTTACTCATTTTTTGCCCTTTTTGGCATCCGCAGCTTGCCGTTTCACAGAATACGCAATCGCCACCGCCTGCTTAACAGGCTTACCAGCCGCCACCTCAGCTTTGACATTCTTGCGAAAAGCCTCTGGAGACTTAGATTTGACCAACGGCATTTCAGCTCCCCATCCAAGAACTAGACGCGCCAGCACCACCCTGCATTACCACCCGACGCTCGTTTTTCGGATTGTACTCCCGACTCGCCACCGGATAAGCAAAAGTAACCGCCAACGCATCCGCCGCGTCAGGACTAGCCAAACCCCTAGCCCTCATCTCCTTTTTACCCTCAAGGAAAATCGTCCCAGACGAGTCCGGCTTCTTCATCGGCCCCAATAAATCCGACTTCATGGCCCGATCCTGTGGCATCGACGCAGTCTTTAACCAATCCCGCATCGCACCCCACATCTCAGCCCTCTTATTCCCCCACATCACAGGATTCTTAGCCTTCCAGCCAAAATTAACCCCTCGCACCTTATATCTCTGCTCCGTTAACCTGTCAAGAATTCCATACCCCAAACCACCCTCGTCAATCACCGTTAACGCAGGCTTGTACTCCTCTATCGCATCAATCACATTCCCAACCGTCGTCATCGTGTCGTCCCCCTTATACCGCCGAATCGCCACAATGTCCCGCCCCTGCCTCACCACAATCACCGTCGAATCCATCCCACCACGCGCCGGATCCACACCAATCACTATCGGCGCCGTCTGATCCTTCCACCTCGGCCTCGACATCGCCTCATCAATGACAACAGGCGAAATAAACTGATCCTCACCCGCGGCCGGAAACTCCCCATACACCTCCACCCGCGCCTGGATCGAGTCCTCCCCATACTCCTCAATGATCTGGTCATACACCGCCTTATCAGTCCCCTCAACCGACCGCGCATCAATCACCTTCGTCGTCCAAAAATCCCTCTTAGACCCAAAACACTCAAAAAAGTAACCCACATTGCGCCGCGGATTGCTAAAAGCCAACCAAAACCGATTCGGCGTGTTCTCCGTGAAAAAACCCGTCGCCACCGACCAAATAGCATCGTCAATCCCCGACGCCTCATCAAAAATCACCATAACACCATCAAAATTGTGCACCCCCGCATACGCATCCGGGTTCTCAGCACTCCACAACCGACCCTCAATCCCCCAATACCTCGTCCCCTTCTTCAAATCCTTCTCCACCAACTCCGTTAACCACTTCGCCGGCAATACCCTCGTCGCACTGATCTCAAACCAGTGACTGTTAATCCCCATCGCTAACCACTTCGTAATCTCCGCCCACGTCACCGACCTCAACTGCGGCTCACTGTTCGCCGAAATGATCGTCGTCGACCCAATCCGCGTCGAAATCATCCATATCACCACCCACGACACCAACGCCGACTTCCCAATCCCACGCCCAGAACTCACCGCCTCCCTCAAAACCTTATACGCAACATCATCCTCACTCTGATGCGGCAACTTCGCATCCGCTAACGCCCTGTTCGCCCTAATGTGCTCCCTCAAATCCCCCAAAACCTCCCTCTGCCACTTCCTCGGGCCCCGAAACCTCTCCAACGGCGTCCCCTTCTCACCCCACGGAAACACATACATCACAAACGCCAACGGGTCATCCTTGATCCGCTCACTCCAGATCAAACTCATCAACTCCGTCTCGTCTTGGGGGGAATATTTGGGGGTTTGCATAAGCGTCAATGTAGTGTGAGTTAGTTAATGATACCCAAAAATAAAAATAAAAATTTGTGTAGACCTTACCTCCAGCTTGACCGGTCGTGCAGGGCCCTACCCCCCCCCTTGATTTAAAAAGCGCAGGATCGGGCCTGCCGCGACCGAGGATCGTGCAGCATCGTGAGGCGTAGGGCAGCGAGCTGGGGGCTATGCGCCCCCGCTTCTTATCGCCAGGTTGCCGGGTTCATTGCCATTGCCATGCCAACCGCTATGGCCAACGTGACTACGCCAAAGATGGCCACGAGAGCTGCGTTCTTGATTGATTCAATCATCTCTATCTCCTGGTGTTTGCATCGGTCAGCGGCTGCTGTTTGATGCGATGAATGGACTATAGCAAGCGAGTAGCGCGTTGTCAATAAATTCACAACCTAGTGTTTCCCCTAGTGTCCAGACGCTAGAAGTAGGGTACATTTACATCACTGCGCAACACGACACCCGGACAGCGCATCAACCTAACAGGAGATAGAACATGAACTACGCAATTGCCAAAGCCGCATCAACCCGGATTAACAACGAAGTGACCCGGCTGGGAAGAATTTTGCAGGCGTATCCACGCAATGCAATCGGCTTGGTTGCTGATGCTGTTCGATTGAGCCCCGAATACCGAACTGACAAGCTGGCATATGACAAAGCATTCTCAGAGATGCGCAAATTTAATGCTTGGTACGTCAAAGCCTTTAAGGCTGAGATCCGCGCAGATCACAACAGACGTTTCGCAGCCTGACCGCCAAGGGGCTCCGGCCCCCTCAACCAAGCCCATCCAAGATGGGCAGCACAGCGCAGCAACCAACCAGGAGATATAAGCATGCAAGCTAATCCAAAAGTAAGCGCCAGCCGATCATTCAATGAGCACGGATACAACTGGTATCCACAGGTTTGGGTGGAAGCCTACGGGCAATGGTTTGATGTCACATGGGCCAAGCACCGGCATCCGGAAGGCTGGACAAGTCCTGATGACGCGATTCGCTACGTTTTAGCCGAGATGTAATCACCCCAAGGGGCTCCGGCCCCACAACGAAAGCAAAACATGAACTACACCATCCACCCCACGCACATTAGCCTCATTCGCCCAGGAGACACCATTGAAGTTGATGGGGAGTTGTTTACTGTTAACGCAGACGACTTCAATAAAGGTTTCATGGGCTTGACGTTGCGAGGCGATAGCTACCGCTGCGGTACTGTGCCAGTGTCCCGCGTTGTGATCGAAGGGGGCCAAGCATGAAACAAGCCCTCTTCGCAATCGCCCTGGGCATCATCGGCGGCCTAGTCCTTGGGATGTACTTCTGATGAGCCAGACCCGCCAGTCCCACCTCCTGAGCCTGCTGAAGGCCGGCCACCCCTTCCGAATCGCCGTCATCCTGACCTCGATCCAGTTCAACGTCCCCACCCACATCCTTGAGAAGGAGTTCTATCGATGAGCTACTGTCCGAAGTGTCAGGCACCCGCAAGGGTCTTAGAAACGCGCCACAGCCCCCGCCACGGCGTCAAACGGCGCCGCCTAGGCTGTACAGGCTGCGGATACCGTTGGAGCCTCTTGGGCGATGCGGCTTATTACCTGGGCAAGATCGGGGGGGCAAGATGAACCAGCCCATCCTCGAGGCCGACAAACTGCTGGCCGACGCCAACCTGCCCACTTATAGCCAGGCCATTGAAGCCCTGATCGGCCTGGCCAAGGGCATCAACCACCAAGCCCACGTAGACCGGCACATGATCTTCAAAGCGTGGGTGCTGATAGACCGCTATTCAACCCAATCAAAACGTGTTTAAAGCCCCATTAGGGGCTTTTTTTACGTCTGCCCTTCCCCTGACCCATCCGAGGGCCCTTCGAGGCTCCTAGGCTCGATCACAGTCGCGTCAATGATGTTCTGCTCAATGAGCCTGGACTTGGCCTGCTCCAGCGCGGTAGTAATACTAATACCAGTATGTACTATCTCGTGTTTCTGAGTTTCTGCCCAGCGCATTTGAGTTTTAGTCCACCATATAAGCGAGGCAGTATCTCCCTCCATCGCCTTCTGGAATAGTTTCCCGCCCACCTTCGCGTGGGCTTTTGCTTTGCCTAATTCTAATTCGCGTTGGAAGTGCTCCATAAGCGTAAGCCTGTTAATACCATCCCGCACCAGGGCCGATATCTGATCGTAAGATAACCCTAGCCCCGCGTACTTCTCAACCTGCCCCCGCTCCTCATCCGTTGGGACGAATGCAGGCCTACCGGCACCTGGCCTTGCACCCCCTGGGCCCCGTTTCGGAATTTCTTGAATCTGTTTTTCACTGCCCATCATGTTAGCCCTCCCTAACTTACCAAGTTGAACCATAACGAACCATCGCACAATCAAAGCGTAACTACCGTAACTACCTAAAGGTAGTAGTTACGTTACGTTACGCACTTTGTTGATTTTGTCACAGTAGCGTAACAACGTAACAGTTACGCAAAAGTTACGCTGTTACGCACTTTTCTTCAATGCCGAAAGCATCATTGCATCCGCTTGCACGGTGTCCAGAACGATCCATCCGTGCTCACAATGTTCAATGATCTTGCCCAAAAGCAGCTCTGAAATTGGCTTCCCTTTGGCTGCTGGTCTGGCGTACATAGCGGCCGATGCTTCGGTCAATTCCAGGTTATTAATCAGATATTCAATAAACCCTGACCGGCTCAAATAAGGTTTGCCACCTCTTTCTTCTGCTCCAGTTGCAGACCAAGCATTCTCAAATAACTTCCTATGTTTAGATAGTTTATTGCCTTCGGTGCTTAATACTGGCTTGGTGGCAATATCTATCACGGCGCTAGTGATTGGCTGGTCGTCTTCGTCGATCCATCCTGGGATCTCAACCTTAAGCAAATTGGCGTAGACCTCATTTGAGAGTTCGGCGTCTTTGCTTTTGCGCTGGACGATTTGCATGGGCTGACCTTCTTTGGCTGGGATGATGCTTATTTCAATGTCAAGGGCTCCGCGCCAGGCGCTAGATCCGCGAGCTCGGTGTTGGGCCTCTTCGCTTACGCCGGTGTGATGCACTAGCAGGACGGAGCAGTTGAATTCCTGCATCATGCGTGCGCAGGCGTCCAGCATGGTCTTTGCATCTTGGGCGCTGTTTTCGTCTCCGGCTAAGAATCGGTGGAGGGTGTCGATCACGATCAAGTCTGGCGTGACTGGCAGTTGCTTTAGGCTGGCGGATGTGGAGAGGTAGCCTTCTGGCGTATTTAAATCGCACCCAGAGCGACTTAGCCACATGTTTAAGGGGCCGGCTTGATGGTGATGCTTCCATGCTGCTATGCGAGCTCGGAGACCGTGGTGGCCTTCGCCTGCTAGATAAACTATGTTGCCAGGTCGGACTTTGTTGTTGGCCCATGTTGGCTTTTGACTTGCCATGCTGAGGCACCAATCCAGCACCACAAAGGTTTTGCCACCACCAGAAGGGCCGTGAACCATGACCAAAGCATCTGACTGCACCCAGCCTTTGATTAACCACTTGATTGGTGCAGGTTTGGCGCAGTAATCATCTGCTGGGATTAGCCAAGACTGCTGTGGGGGTGGGGTAAGAAGAAGATTTAGATCATGGCCGGCTTGCTGGTAATCGTTCGCGTCCCCCTTGATCGGAATCAAAACCATCCTCGCACCATGCTTTGCACTGGCCTGCTCTGCATACTTCTGACCAATCCCGCTCTCATCGTGGTCGGCCACAATCACTAGATCCTGATTGGGCATCTGCTCACGAAGCGAGCCTGTGACCGGTACTAGATTGCCTGCACTATAGGCAACAATGCAAGGGCGATTTGTGGTCTGGTGGATCGTGGCGGCCGTGGCAAAGCCTTCTGCGATGTAAAGCACACCAGGGTGGTCAAGGGTTCCCAGCATCCAATACATGCCACCCGTCTGGCCACCAGCGTGGTACAGCTTGCCGCCTGACTCATCTATATATTGGAGACTTGATAGCTCTCCGTCTGATGAGAACAGGGGCAACATCAGCCTGCCGTCACCCGTCACCCGAGCGCCATTGGCTTCAATGCCCTTGCGCTTCAAGTAGGGATGCTCTGGGCTAGCTTGCACGCCGCCAGACCAGATTGTCTCTACTGTGCTGGCGGCAACGGACCGATCCCGCTCTATCTCAGCATCGCGCTGTTTTTTGGCGGCTGAAACGCGAGCTATATGGGCCATTTCCTCTGCTGGCGTCCACTTTTTCCCGCCCATATCGGCTTTGACAGTCTGAGTGATGTCTTCACGCCAGCAACCAAAGGTGATGCAAGGAATGCCATCAGCATGGCCTACGTACCAGCCTGAACGATCAAACTTCTTGGATTCTGTTGATCTGAATCGACGCAGCTTTCCATCAAGAATTATTTCTGGCGGTACATCTAGGCCAGAGCGCCGAATGGCTTCAGCAAATTGCAACTCCGGTGCCGCAGGCACAGGGCTCACTGGGGGCGACCAGGGGCCACCCAAGATTTTTGATAGGTCAGCCATGTTGCAGAACCGATTTGGCACTGCTGCTAATGTACTCACTCAACGCCGCCAGCACTCTATGTGATGGATTGCAGTCAGCATTGTTCCGAATGTCTCTCAGAGTGTTGGGATGCAGGCCCGTCCGCTCTGCGATGACTGTAAGGCGTCGATCTTGGAGCTGGGCCCGAATCTGTTCTAGTGTAAGCATGTTGTTAAAAATGTTGTGTTGGGGTGTTGACATCATACGACCGACTGAGCTATAGTGTCAACACTGCACGAACAGATCCCCTGACGGTGCAGGCAAACGGAGCAAGACATGAACGCAAACGACCTTCAAATTTCCCAAGCCGACCAGCTCGGCCAGCTTATGGCTGAAATTGATGTGCTGGAGAAAAAAGCGGACAAAATTAAGACTGCCATGAAGGAGGCAGGCGGGGTTCACGAAGGTGTGCTTTTCCGCTCGACCGTAATCGAGTCAAACCGATCAACAACGGATTGGAAAGCGCTGTGTGCCGACCTAGGCATCACCTCTGACGTGATTGCACGTCATACCAAGATCAACGCCGTCTACTCTGTTAAGACCACATCCAAATGATTTCATGGGGGTTTCGGCCCCCGTCAAGGAGAAAAGCATGGAACTGATTCATCAAGACACTTTCGGCTTCTACAAAGTGTGGGCCGCTCAAACTGGCGCATATGTGACTGTTTGGTCTTCAGACTACCCCAGCAAGTACAGCTTGCTTGGCACCGTTGAGAACATGGACGAGGCCCTTGACTTGGCTATCAATTACACCGATTGCATGGAAAACGAGGTGGCATTTTGAGCAAGCACACACCTGGGCCTTGGGCAATCCGTCAAGACCCAAAAGCGGGCCCTTTATATAACTGGAACGTGGGAATTGATGGGCGACCTCAGTATTGGATTCAAGTCGCGGTCTGTTCAGAGCACGACGCCCGCCTAATCTCCGCTGCGCCCGAGCTGCTGGCAGCATGCCTTGAAGTGGCTCAGGGCTACACAACGCGCGGTTCAGAAATGGCCCGAGCAGCAATCGCAAAAGCAATAGAACCCACTGACGAGCACAGAAAAGATGCATGGGGTTACATCGGAGGAGTTGAAGGTGTTGATTTACTTGACAACGCCGCCGCAGCTATCCGCGCAAGGGGGAACACATGACTGAACACACTCCGGGTCCGTGGTTTCGGATGGGAATAAATCTCGGAAACAACCGTCCACAACACACAATGGATATTGCGTGTGAGTCTCAAGGTGAAAACGCTAAAGATGGTTATCTAAACATTTGTTTTATGCCAGATAAAAGTAGCCCAGAGATGGAAGCCAATGCCCGCCTGATCGCTGCTGCGCCCGAGCTGCTGGCAGCATGCCTTGAAGTGGCTCAGGGCTACACAACGCGCGGTTTAGAAATGGCCCGAGCAGCAATCGCAAAAGCAACCGGAGAACAATCATAAAAGTCCCCCATAACTGGCCCTTCCCTACTTACAAGGGGGCGCTTTTACCCCCGCCACCCAAAACCCCGTTCCGTCAAGAACCTTTACCACCTGCGCCACCGGCGCCTTTTTAAGAAAATCATCATGAGCAAAATCACCCTTAACGGTATTGACTACATCCCCGCATCTGAAGCGGTAACCCCCCGGCCAACAGGCACTCGCGCTGTGGTCGTCGTTGATCGAGGCTGGATCTTTGCAGGCGACGTGACGCGTGAAAACGGACGTATCCAAATCTCACGCGCTGTGCACGTATTTAAGTGGGAGAACATTGGTTTCGCCAAGATGTGCGAGACCGCCAACGCCGACCTCCGGCCGATTGCTGATGTGGATATGCCCGCAGGCGCTGAGATTTTCTGCGTGCCCGTTCACGACGCTTGGGGTCTGTGATGTTTTATCCCGTTGGATACGGCTCTGGCTCTGGCTCTGGCGACGGCTCTGGCTACGGCTACGGCTACGGCTACGGCTACGGCTACGGCTACGGCGACGGCTACGGCGACGGCGACGGCTTCGGAAATGGCGACGGCGACGGCTACGGCGACGGCTACGGCGACGGCTACGGCGACGGCTACGGCTTCGGAAATGGCGACGGCTACGGCGACGGCTACGGCTTCGGAAATGGCGACGGCACCGTCAACAACTCAAGAACAAGGAAATAAAAATGGCTATCAATCTCAAAACCACAGGCCAACTGGCCGCATCGGGCGTAAAGCTCCTCGTATATGGCGCTGCTGGCGCAGGCAAGACTTCCCTTATCCCTACGCTTCCCAGCCCTGTAGTTTTATCTGCCGAAGGCGGTCTCCTATCAATCGCCGGGGCCGACGTGCCCTTCATTGAGATCAGCTCCATGGATGAGCTGCGAGAAGCCTATGAGTGGCTTACAAAGTCAAAGGAGTCCGAGGCTTTCCAGTCAGTAGCGATTGACTCTATCTCGGAGATTGCCGAGGTGGTGCTGAACTATGAGAAAAAGCACAACAAAGACCCGAGGGCCGCTTACGGTTCTATGCAGGAGCAAATGGCCGATGTGATCCGAGCCTTTCGGGATCTGCCTGGCCGCCACGTTTACATGAGTGCAAAGCTAGAAAAGAGCCAAGATGAACTAGCCAAAATGATGTATAGCCCCTCTATGCCTGGTAACAAGACCGGCCAGGCATTGCCTTATTTTTTTGACGAAGTGCTGGCTTTGCGTGTTGAGAAGGATGCAGACGGCAAAACCCAACGCGCCCTGATGTGCGATGGGGATGGTGTTTGGCTGGCTAAGGATCGTTCAGGCAAGTTGGACATGTGGGAAGCGCCTGATTTGGGTGCAATCATTGCCAAGATTGGGGGGCAGGGATGACAGACCGCGAACTACTAAAGTTTGCTGCGAAAGCAGTGGGGATTGAAGAAGCAATCGGCGACCGTTTATCGACTGATTGCCGTTGGCTATTTGATCCACTTAACAACGACGGTGATGCACTCCGGCTGGCTGTGAAGTTGCATCTTTGGGTCGGGCAGCACCCAGATGATGGAGTAACAGTAAGCGATTTTTATGGTCGATCTGAAGTTATCTCAGAAGATTACAACAAAGATTCATATGCTGACACCCGCCGTGCAATTACGCGAGCTGCTGCTGAGATTGGGAGGGGGACGAAATGACAGATACCGTGAAGCCGTTCATTAAGGTGGCAAGCCCGCACACACAAGACGCCATTAACCTGCTGGAGTCCTGGCTCAAAGAAGCAAAAGCGGGGAATGTCATAAGCGTTGGCATCGTTGGTAAGCGCACAGGGGGAGAGTGGGCAACCGCCATGAGCAGCAGTGATAACGGACTTGAGGACGCAGCCATGCTGATTGAGCTAGGCATTCGCCGCATGGGTTTTGTGCAACGCTAAGGGGGATTGATATGACTACATCACTTATCCGCGAGACGATGAAATGATTTACCGCTGGAGACACCCAACACGCGCATCTCACCTGCTTGGAATTGCCCAAGGATTTGCAGAACTGGCAGACGGATTGATCACGCTGTGCACCCTGGGCTTCTTCGCATCCTGTTTTGAAATGCGGGTGGCAAGCTATCGATCTAAACAGTATTTCAGTACAGCAAAGAAAGGGAAGAAATGACACCAAAACAAATTAACGACCTGAAAAAAGAGCACAACGCGATGCAAGAGCAAGGCCAAGATCTTTATGCAAAAGTCATGGATCTACACGACAAATGCCTGGATCTGCAAGGGCGTATACAGGAAGCCGAGGGGACCGACTACGACCCCATCCCGCTAATTTTTGGTGCAGGTTTCAGATTGGATCCTGACCTATGTCAAGCAGCAGAGGCAGACCGAATCGCTAATGAATCAAAGCACATCATTAAACGGGCAGACGAGGCAAAGCTAACACCCGTCATGGAAATGTTTCAATCTGAGCTTGAGCATTTCGCAGAGCTAGTCGCAGCAGCCGAGCGCGAGGAGTGCGCGAAGCTGTGCGAAGCGTATGTAGCACCTGGGATTGGGAAAGAGATGGCTACCGCAATCAGAGCAAGGGGGGGCAAATGACATTCATTAAAACCGACCTTCAATTCCTTGCAGCCCAGTGGGAAGCTGCAAAGCTGGAAGAGAAGGAAGCAACAACACGCCGCAGAACCATTGAAGATCAGATTGTTCAGGCCATGGTTTTGCCGGAGAACCTGGAGGGTACCACCACCGAGCGAGCCGGGTTCTACGAAATAAAGATAGCTAGCAGGCTTGACCGAAAGGTCAATTCTGATAAGCTGCAAGCCATAGCAGAGGAAGCCGGTTTAACCGAACACCTCGCCAGTCTGTTCAGATGGAAGCCAGAGATCAACATGAGCGTGTGGAAGTCTGCTCATGAGTCAATCACAACTCCTCTGCTTGACGCAATTACCACCACGGCCTCACGGCCATCTTTTGCAATTACACGAAAGGACTAATCATGGCATTCCTCTCTCAATCATTTGACGTTTCCGACCTGCCAGAAGCTAGCAAGAACTTTAGCCCCCTGCCTGCTGGCTGGTACTCTGCGACCATTTCCGGCGCAGAAGTAAAGGAAACCAAGTCAGGAACGGGCGAGTACATTGCCGTAAAGTATTCAATTACTGGCCCTACTCACGAAGGCCGCGTCGTTTTTGGCAATCTCAACATCAAGAATGAGAGCGCAAGAACTGAGGAGATTGGGCGTCAGCAACTCGGCGAAATTATGCGAGCAATCGGGCTTGCCCGCGTTACCGATTCTGACCAGTTGATCGGCGGAAACTTGGTCATCAAGCTGGATGTAAAAGCCGATGAGAAGTATGGTGATCGCAACGAGGTCAAAGGGTTCAAGGCTGTTGAAGGCGCAATCTCTGGCTTGCCTTCTGCCGCACCTTCTGCGCCCACGAACGCAAAAGCTGCACCTTTTTGGGTTAAGAAGTAACCAAAAAAAAGCCCCTCATGAGAGGGGCTGTTGCAACTGCTTTTTAGGCAGAAACGGAGGACAAATTGCAAATTCCAGAACTTGATTCTATACCAACTTTGATCGACGAAGTACACGAGGCAAAACAAGAAAGACCACGCCCTCACCTTGGCGCGTCAATGCTGGGTCACAAGTGTGACCGCTGGCTGTGGCTGTCATTTAGGTGGGCGGTCGTTGAAAAGTTTTCTGGCCGCATGTTGAGGCTATTTCGCAGGGGTCACAATGAAGAGCAGCAAATTATCAATGATCTTCGCGCAATTGGGCTTGATGTTAGGACTCCCTCTGAAGGCCAGAGCCGGGTTGATTTTGATTGCCATGTGTCTGGCTCGATTGATGCCCGTATTGAAAAAGGCGTGCCAGGTGCTGTTAAGACTCCTCACATCGCTGAGTTCAAGACTCATTCGTTAAAGTCTTTTAATGAGTTGAATTCAAAGGGTGTGCAAGCCGCCAAGCCGATGCACTGGGCTCAGATGCAGGTTTACATGTGGGGCACTGGATTGGATCGTGCTCTGTATGTGGCGGTCTGCAAAGATGATGATCGGCTCTACACAGAGCGGGTGCGCCTAGACAAAGAAGCCGCTCAAAAGTTTGTGGATCGGGGCCGCCGGATCACCTTGTCTGACCGCATGCCGGAGCCGTTGAGCGTTGATCCAACATGGTACGAGTGCAAATACTGCCCAGGCCATGATCAATGTTTTGGCAGCAAGACCACCAAGGAAGTGAACTGTCGCACCTGTGCGCATTCATCGGCTTTGAGTGATAGCACGTGGCATTGTGCTAGGTGGGATGACATTATTCCAACTGATGCACAGCACCACGGATGCGAGGCTCACGTGCTGCACCCGGATCTGGTGCCTTGGGAGCGTAAAGAGAGCGCAAATGAATGGCAAGCCATCTACATCATAAACGGCAAAGCTTTGGCGAATGGCGAACCAGGCGATGGCGTCTATTCAAGCAAAGAACTGTTGGCGAATGCTGAGGCTTGCGCTGATGAAGCTGTTCAAAAGCTAAGAGGCGAATGGGCTGGGTCGAGGGTGGCGAAATGAAACATGAAATCAAAACAATGCACCTATTTGCTGGACACGGAGGAGGACTGCTTGCAGACCTCATCCTCGGGCACACGCCAGTTATCGCTGTTGAGCGAGACGGATATGCCTGCCAAGTTCTCAGAGAACGAGCAGCAGACGGATGGTTCCCAAGATTGCAAGTGTGGGAAGGGGACGTTCAATTGTTTGATCCATCCGAGTACGCCGGAAAAGTGGATTGCATACATGCAGGATTCCCTTGCCAAGACATTAGCATTGCTGGAAAGCAGGCAGGCGTATCTGAGGGAACCCGATCTGGTCTTTACCGAGAAGTCTTGCGGATTGCTGGCGTGGTACGACCAAGAAAATTGTTCTTGGAAAACGTATCAGCAATCCTTAGTAACGGGTTGGGAACCGTACTTGGAGACTTGGCCTCGATGGGGTATGACGCAAGATGGTGTTGCATTCGCGCATCCGATGTCGGAGCGAATCATCAGAGAGACCGATGGTTTTTACTTGCCAACGCCAAGGGCAAATGCAGCAATGGCGGCAACGATAACTCCAGCATCAGCATGGGACAGCAAACGATTTCCAAATCTGGAAACGATTGTCGGTCGTCAAATGTGGCCGACTCCAACGGCACACAACGCCAAAGAAACCAACGCGCCGAGCGAAGCCAAACGGAATACACCGACTTTGGCGAGCCAAGTTGGTGGAAAGTTGAATCCGTTGTGGATCGAATGGATGATGGGGTTTCCGATAGGGTTCACCGTCTTAAAGGATTGGGTAACGCGCAAGTCCCGTTCCAAGCGGCAACAGCATACAGATTCCTTGGGGGCTAAATGAAAAGCGAACAAATTGTTGAATTGGCAAATAAAGCAGGATTTAACCCAATTTGTTACATGGGAAGTAATTTGATTATTTTTAAACATTTTGCAAGGTTAGCCGCACTTGCTTATGTTGAAAATATGATTGCAGAACTTGCTGATATTTGGGATGAGGATGTCAATTCAATTGGAATGAACGATATTAGACGATGCATTTCCAAGGAAATTGACAATGCTCCGTGACTACCAACAACGAACCATCAATCAACTCTACGCATGGTTTGCCGCTGGTAACGAAGGCAATCCTTGTCTAGTGCTGCCCACCGGATCAGGTAAAAGCCACATCGTAGCGGCTCTGTGCAAAGATGCCTTGCAAAATTGGCCTGAGACCCGGGTTCTAATGCTCACCCATGTAAAGGAGCTGATTGAGCAAAACGCGGAGAAAATGCGCCTCCATTGGCCTGGGGCGCCAATGGGTATTTATAGTGCAAGCATAGGGAAAAAGCAACTTGGCGAGCCGATTACCTTTGCCGGCATTCAGTCATTACGCAACAAAGCCAAGCTGTTGGGGCACATTGACTTGGTGCTGATTGATGAGTGCCACCTAGTGAACCACAACGATGAGGGCGGTTATCGTACTCTGCTGGCCGAATTAAAGATGATCAACCCAGCCATGCGGATTGTGGGGCTTACGGCCACACCCTACCGCCTGGGGCATGGTTTGATCACTGACAAGCCCGCGTTGTTTGATGATCTGATTGAGCCGGTTAGCATTGAGGAGCTGATTCACAAGAAGCATTTGTCCCAATTACGTTCAAAAGTAACCAAGTCTCAGCTAGATGTCGCTGGTGTACACAAGAGAGGTGGCGAGTACATAGAGTCCGAGTTGCAGGCCGCAGTGAACACGGACGAGAACAACCTAGCTGCTGTGCAAGAAGTCATTAGGCTGGCAGGTGATCGTAAGGCGTGGCTGTTCTTTTGTGCTGGCGTGAAGCATGCTCATGCGGTTGCCGATGTGCTGAATGATTGCGGAGTGACTGCAAAGTGCATTACAGGTGAGATGCCGAAGGCTGAACGGGAAAGTTGTCTAAAGGAGTACAAAGCAGGGCAAATCAGGGCATTAACCAACGCCAATGTGCTAACGACGGGCTTTGATTACCCTGATATTGACTTGATTGCCATGCTTCGGCCGACGATGTCTCCAGCTCTTTACGTTCAGATGGCCGGCCGAGGTCTCAGGCCAAAGAGCCACACCGATCATTGTCTAGTTCTGGACTTTGCCGGTGTGGTCAGTACGCACGGGCCAATTACCAACGTCCAGCCACCTAAGAAGGCTGGATCCGGTAACGGTGAGGCACCTGTTAAGGTTTGCGATAACTGTGACGAGCTGTGCGCTATCTCTGCGATAACTTGCCCGGCATGCGGACACCCTTTCCCGCCACCAGTCAAAAAGGAGTTGACTCTCCATCTTGACGACATCATGGGCATTGAAGGGATTGAGATGGAGGTCACAAGCTGGACGTGGCGCAAACACCTAAGCCGCACCAGTGGGAAAGAGATGCTGGCTGTGACTTATTACGGGGGGCTGAGTGATGTCCCTGTGACCGAGTATCTGCCAGTCATGCATGATGGCTATGCGGGCCAGAAAGCTGCGCAAAACTTCATCACTATCGCCAGAAGCGCAGGAGTTCATACAAGTGCGCAAAGCTTGGATGAAGCAGTTGCATCAATGAAGGGTTCACATCCCCCGTCACTGGTGGAGTACAAAAAGGATGGCAAATTTTACCGAGTGATACGGAGAGAATGGAAATGAGCAGACCGCCAGAACCTGAAGTTGTCGTACTGTTCAGAGCAAGAAAGAAAGAACCCGTGCCGAGGTGTTGCCACACTTGCGACAACTACAACGAAGCTGGGTGGTGTGCGCTGTTTGATGTGAAACCGCCTGATGAATTTACCAATTCTTTAAATTCTTGTCCTGAGTGGATAGAGGAGGTTCCATTTTGAACAAGCAAGAAAAACTGAAATTTGAAAGAATATCTAGGCTGTTGGAAGTAGAGCGTAAACGTGCAGAGCAAGCATGGGAGGGATATCGGTCTGCTCTGTACCAACTTGTTGATTTGCAGATGAAAATGGAACTCATACAGAAAGCAATCAATGGAGAAGAATGACATCCCAACAGAGCACGAAGAACAACGCGAATTTGTGAAATGGTTCCGCCAGCATTGCAAAGGGGTGCGGATCATTGCAATCCCGAACGGAGGAGCCAGAAGCATTTCAACCGCTGCCAGGTTAAAGGCTGAAGGCGTGTCAGCAGGTGTACCGGATCTGTTCATCCCTGAATGGAACGTCTGGATTGAGATGAAGCGCAAGAAGGGCGGAGTGGTTAGCCCAGAGCAGACGGACTGGATAGCTTACTTGCGCAACATTGGTTACCTGGTTCTCGTATGCAAAGGCGCCGAAGTTGCAAAAGAACACATTTTGGAATTCTGCAATGAAGAAGAATAGAGATCGCCCAACCTACTCGCATTGGGATCTGTTGATGGCTAGTGCAACAGAGCCTATCCCGAAAGCAAAGCAAAGGCATCACTTGCTCAAGATGTACGAGGGGCTTAGGTCGCTTGAGCAAGCCGAGGCACCAACGTTCCACGACTGGATTGCCTGCTCTGATGCCGTGAACATGATGGAGACCTTGACCGAAATGGGTGTGTGTTCAGATGCCAGCGGTCTACTGAATGACGCCATAAAAGCCCTTGCTGAGGCTGGAGAGCGTTACAAGAAGCACAATGTGCTCAGGCTTACCGGAGAGGGGATAGCAGCACTCCGGGCTGTCTTGGAAGACTATGCGGAAGTCATCACATCGGTGCCCGCCAGGACGTTAATGCAATGCCACGTCAGAACAGAGGCTAGGTTCAGGGATCTGCTGGCAGGCAGGGGCCGAAAGGATGACATTGTTGTAAGACCGTTCAAGAAATAGTTGACATTGTGCTGTGCAATCTGCACAATACACACATCGCAACCGAACAACCGGAAGGACTCCAAATGTTTTGCTCTAACGACACCGATCTGAACGAATATTTCAAGCGTCAAGAGGAAGCGGAAAAAAGATATCAAGGCGCACGTGCTCGAGTTTTGAATGATATGGACTCTGCCGAGATTGACGTCGGTGAAATTCTGTGGGCTTTTAAGCAGTTCGAGCAGAATTTGATGACTGCCCAGCAAGTGGGCGAGTTCATCATTGAGCATTGTGATGGCATCCTTGACACCAAGATAGAAAAGCTGCTGTAAGTTTTTGGGGGTCTTAAAAGGTAAGACTTGGTAAGCCAAGCGCCCCCGCCATTAAATTCGAGAAATCTAATGCAAAAAAAACTAGGCAGAGTCGAAGATATGCTGAGGGCATTGCAGGAGTTTGGCCCGATGACCAGCGTAGAAATTTGTGCGCAGATTGGCACAACTAAAAGCAGCAGCGGTGCAATTCTTGGCCGTTTAATGAGGCAAAGCGTTACTAAACCAAAACGGGTGTATATCCTTGACTGGACTTACGACTCCGAAGGAGCCAGGCGGTATCCTAGACCGATTTATGCGGTAGGCGACAAGAAGGACAAGCCGATGCCAAAAGCATCACCGGCTGAAAATCAACGGCGGTACAAGCAGAAAAAATCCAAGATGGTAAACAGCGTGTTCCAGCTTGGTGTTCCAATCAAAATGAGATTCAAATCAACATAAGGAGAAATGATGGACATTGAAACAACACTGCAAGAACGCGGAGAGCGTTACGGGAAATTTGTTGAGCACGCAAGAATTACCCAAGAGCTCAAAAGGACAATGTTTGCCAATATGAACTATGAGCTGTCAGCCGATCAAGCTGAGGCGCTGGAAATGATCGCCCATAAACTTGGGCGCATTGTCAACGGTGATCCAAACTATGTGGATAGTTGGGTTGACATTGCAGGTTACGCAACTTTGGTAGCCAAACGATTACAAGGAAAGATCGTATGAACTGCAACAAAAACTGCCGCCAAGGTAGAGATTGTAATTGCGCTGAACAAAAGATGTTTTACACGACTGCAAAATTAACCGTCTTTGCGTTTTTGATAGTTATCTTTTTTTGCATTTATTTGTAAGCCAAGAAATAACAATCTTTCTGCAACTCGACGACGTTGCAGGCCGGGCAGGATTTTTCCTCCTGCCTTGTTAAATCTTAGAAACTGATCCGCTGCGCCGTTTATGTCGCCTCGGGTCAGTTTCATTTTGAGGGTTGATCTTTGCAGGGTGCCGAGACCGAGGTTGAAGGCGAAGCTAACCAGAGCATCAAATTGATGTTGCGGCAGGTTTGCTCCACATAATCTTTCCACGCCCGATTCAAAACGATAAAGGTCGTTTCGTAAAATTCCATTCACTTCATCCTCTGTAAAACTGCGCCGATGTTCCAGCTTTAACGGCAGGTGTCGCCTACCGTCCAACGATAGGTAATGCTGCTCAGGGTAAAGAACGTGCCCCACTCCAACCGTCCAGAGCATAGCAGGGCACAAATAAGGCTTAAGCCGGACACCCTCAAAGTGTTTAATGAGGTCTATGCCGGCCTTGGATGTCTTCATTTACCGAAGGCTCGACCACCAAAATGAAACGCTATGATGGATGCAAACAGGGCCTGGGTGTTTTCATCCCATAGCTGGGCGGCCAAGCTGTCAAACGATGCCCCCATCCTGACGCCGTGGATAAATATCCCGATGTCTATCAACACAAGCAGCGAAAAGAACCCATAGGTGATGACAGGTCGCACGCTTGCCCGCAGGTTTCTGACCCAAGTGCTAGTGCCGTCTTGGATGGCTGCGTCGTGGACGTAAATGGATTTAGTTTCCTCAACCTGGGCGCCAATCCGAGACTGGATCTGCTGATTGACCGCCTCCATCTCCAGCTGGACGTTACGGATCTCTTCCAGCTTTGCCTCAGCATCAAACCCTAGCTTGCGCAACTGCAACTCACGTTCCATCTGCATCCTCGCCAGCTCAAGTTCATGCCGCTTGTCACCTCGATCTTGGAGGAACTCCAAGAACTTAGGCAAGCCGCCAGCCAAGAAGGAACAGATGGTGCTGATGAGTGTGAGCATTATGGTTTATCTACCTTGTGATCCAACTTGTCGCTAATCTTGCCCAACAAAACTTTGATCTCGCCCATATCATCTCTGTAGTCATCGCGCCGAACGTACCGGGAGGGCATTGATCGAATGTCCATATCTAGTCGCTCAATAGCCCGGTAGATGTGGCTCAAGATCCAGCCCCCGAAGAAGCCTGCTACGCTGACGGCAATGTTGAAGATGAATTGGGTTTCCATTGGTAGAGTCGCTTACTGGTTAACGTTCAAAAGGTTGTTGGCCTACTGGCGCAGCAGTCATAAGCCGATTCATCAGATTCTGATCCAACATCGGAATGTTAAGCGCGTTCAGATTTGACGGAGCAGTTCGAGATGCAGCAATAGCTCTATTCCTTGCCACAGCAGAAATTATCTCAGGAGTGACAGCAAGGGCCGCCCCACTCGCAGCTCCATACGGCCCGCCAGCATAACCACCGAATCCTGCCAGACCGCCAACTCTACCAAGAAAGTTTGCGGCCTGCCCTCCGGGGATGCCTGCTTGCCTTGGGGGTTGCATGGGGCCGATGTTGCTTTTTTCAGGGAAAACTTTCGGGGCAGCATTTGCAAGTTTTGCAGTTGTTTGCAAGCCCCCAGTAAGACCCATATCAAGCTGTTTTGCCAACTCTTTTGCATTAATTGAGCCGGTTCCTTCAACAATGGAATTTTCAATAGCGTGACTTTTTGCCATTCTTGTCCTAGCTTCTTCAAACCTCTGAATCATTGCATCAGCATTAGGACGCTGATCTCTTTTGATCTGTTTAAAGATTTCATCCTTTAACAAATCAGCCAACGCTAATTGTGTTTTTGCAAGGGAATTCTCACCTTTTGCAAAATTGCTGCTAGCGTCTTCTCTCAAAGATCTCATGTGTTGCATGGCATCTTTTGAGTTGAATGTCCGCACATCATAAGCGTTGATTAAATTTTTTACTTCATCTCTTGCCGCTGCAGGGAATGATTCAGAAACAGACGCATATTTGCTTTTTATAGTCTCAATAGACTTTTTAAAGTCCGTATCAGTTCTAACTCTGCCGACGTCTTCAAGAGGCTTGTATCCTGCGTCATATTCTTGACGCCTAATGTCACGCATACTTTCTTTGGTCAACGGCGCATTTTCTGGGAGATTCAACTCTTTCTGAGCAACTTTATTGGCATTAACCTGATTGATAAGGCCAACTTCCTTTTCAATCCCGCCGGAAGCTCTTTCCTTTAGCGTTTGCTTTCCTTCGTAGTAACCTCTTGGAACGGCATAGCCTTCATTTTGAGCCGCTTCCAAAGTTCTGCTCATCTCGTTACGCGAGGCAAGTTCACGACCACGAGTAGCCATTTGGCGTTCCGCTAACTTGTTTGCGCCAGTAGTCAGGTTTTTTGCTGCCATTGTTGAAAACAACATGCCAGCCAAAGGGGATTCTGTCTTTTCAGCAACGCCTTGCCCACCAATGGCAGATGCCGCACCAATCCCCATAGTTCTAGCCAAAGTCCCCGGGGCTGGAGCTTTACCCATCAACGCGCCTGTTGCTCCCTGTAACCCAACATCTAAATAACGCTGCCCAGGCGTCATTTGCGCCTGAGTCTCTTCAGGAGAAATTATCCCAGCGCGCTGGCCGAGCTTATAGACCATGCTTGGGCTCGGGGTAACTTCAGGAGCAAGGTCAGGACGGCCCATAGCGGTCGCGCCATAACCTACTGCAGCTTTCCCAAGGTTGTACACATTTAGGGGAGCCTCAAGAAACATATCAGCGGCCCCGGCAAGCGCTTTGAACGGCGCTTCTGATGCAACGCGAGTTGTTCTCATACCCGGCTGTGGCATGCCCTCACCAAGGCCCGCTTGCGCCTCCATGTAGGCCATGCGTTGCATGTCTTCACTGGGTTGGCCTTGGGTGGTTTGCTGTTGCTGCATCCGCAATCTGGCACTTGCCAGCGCCAAGGCTTTCCGCTGCTCTACTGTCATTTCCACAATGCACGCTCCTCTGGAGTCATTACGGCCCAAATTGCTGGATCAATACCTTGAGGACTTTTCGGCAACGGACTGGATGGTGCCGCACTAGTAGGCCGCGCACCTCCAGCAGATGGCAATGGAACCCCAGTGTTTGGCTGCTCTATGTATTTCTTAAGCTCTGGCCGTTCAAACAATGATTTGCCACCTTCTCCAGCATACCAAGCGTCTTCAACGCCTTCATATGTCTTGTTGTTCTTCCACCAAGAATCATAGAAATTGCGTTGCTGAATGTCCTTCTTCGCTTGTGCTTTTGCAATTGAAATGATGAATCTATTGCCTGCAACTGTGTTACCAAGTTCGGCGCCAGTTCTGCTAATACGCGAAGCATCTGCTTCAGTTTGAGGGCCTTTTTGTTCTATTTGCTTTGCAAGAACAGCTTGGGATGCAGCAGCATTGAAAGATTCTGCATTTGCGGCAAACTTTTCAGCATCCTTGACGCCCAAAGCAGACAATATCGAAGCTCCGGCTTTCTGAGCGTCAGCGCCGAACCCAGTTTCAAACCCTTTGTTGAGCAACATTTCCTGTGTTTCTAAAGCGGGCAATGTCCTTGCCGCCATTCTTGCAACATTAGCAACGTCTTCATATCCCTTTACATTCAACTCGCCTTTTGCTTGTTGCTCTTTTTTCTCCAACACGGCTCCGCCAACATTCACTTGCGTGCTTGGGGTGTGAGTTGTCGCCTTGGTAATCGCTTGCGTGTACAAGTTGTATTCAGATGTTCCGGGTTGGAACCGGTTTCGTTCTTCAATCAGCTTTGCAAGATCTGTCTTGGGCCCTGGCTTAGGCATTGACATTTCCAACTGAGACTTCGCATCCATCAATCCTTGGAGCTTTTTTTGCTGCCATTGTTGCAACTGAGGCATGGTCTGCAATGCCGCAAGTTCAGCCTTCTTTGCATCAGCTTGTTCTTGCGAGAAATAGCCTCGCTTCACGCCATCATCCAGCGCGGCAATAACATCAGCACCGTTTTTTGCGGCGCCTATTGTTTGAATGCCATGTGCATATATTTCTTGCTGATGCTTGAACTGAGCGGCTTTTGTTTCCGCTTCAGTTTTGGCTTTTTTAGCCATAGATTCAGCAAAATCAATCCCGGGTTTGCCATACCGCATGAGTTCAGACTGACCTTTTGGCGATGCCAGATCAGGACTGCCAGCCAGATAATTCCTCAGCCCTTCTTGCTCCTGCAAGCCGCGCTGATACTCCTGCATCTGCATCCGAGCAAGTTCATTGGCTCGTTGCCCGCTCTCAAGCTGTTGGAACTTGGCAAGCCGGTTCAGGGGGGACTCAAGCTGTGTGGTGGGCTGGAAGCCCATTGCGATTCTTGGATCAATTGGCATGATCTACTTTTATCCCAAAACAGGGTTGAAGCCGCCGCCGACATCAATGTTGTCTGGCAGGTAAGAAACAGAACTTCCAACCTGACCAGGGCGATATCGCATGTTGTTTACGAGTCGCTGATCTTGGTACATGTTCAAGCCTTGATTGAGAGCGCCAGTCAAAGCATTAGCACTACCCATGTACCCAGAGGCCCGTGCATTACCAGCCCCCATGTAAGCCTCGCCAGCATTCTGCGCGTAACCTTGCGCAGCATTGCCAAGCGTGTTGGCCGCCGTCTGACTCGTGCCCATCAAAGATTGCAAAGGCTGCAATTGATTGGCCCGATTGGTCTGGT